ATGAGCTTGCGTCTTTACGTTATTCCATCACTTCAAATGGCAAATTTAAAGCTGAGTCAAAGGACTCGATAAAAAAGCGTGGTTATAAATCGCCTGATTTAGCTGATGCTTTTGTTTTAACTTTTGCTTCTGAGCCAGCTCGCGCTAGTGGCAATGTGACTGCTTATAATTGGACTAAAGAGTTGAATTATGGGAATTCAAGCTGGATAGTTTAAAATGGTGAGTTTATTAAATTCTTATAGCAACCCATTTAATATTTTGGATTTTTTGCCAAGTGAAAAGCAATTACAAGCTCATAAGTCGGTTCAAGATCAACAGGCTTTAGCTCTTTATGGTTCTGATTCTAACCCTATGCGTCGGCTACCTTTTCAGCTTGCTACTAATGTAGGTGTAAATCCTACCTTAGCCTCTGTTGTTCCAGCAGCGATTGATTATATTCCTGTTGTCGGGGATATAAGTGCGGCTGTTGATGCCAAGCAAGCGTTTGATAGAGGCGATTTAGCGACTGCTGGATTACTTGGTGGTGCGGCTGCTGTTCCTTTTGTTCCTTCTGGTGCAGTAAAGGGAGTGGCAAAGCAAGCAAAGGGTTTGCTTGATCGAGTTGATGTATCGGTAGATCCAGCAACGCTTGGCTCTATGGGTGGCAATGTTAAGGTTGGCTTAAAGCCGAAAGGACTGCTTGATGATGGTGGAATAGACGCTTATCACGGTTCTGGCACAATTTTTGATAAATTTAGAATGGACAAAATTGGTACAGGCGAAGGAGCGCAAGCCTATGGGAAAGGTTTATATTTTACTGATTTAGAAAAGATTGCAAAAGAGTACGAAGGGAAATTAACGCCAAGAGATTTGGACTATGAAGAATGGTTAATGAAAAAATATAACCAAGCGGAAAAGAATCAAGATTATTCAAGATTGGAAATGTATGAACGAGCATTGATGCACGATAAGCCCTCTGATTTTAGATCGATAGCCAATGACGCAGATTATGACGACGATTACAGAGCGTTAGCTGATGAAATAGCTGATGAAATTGAAGAATATAATCCAAAATTTGGTGCTACTTATAAGGTAAAAATAAAAACCAAATTAGAAGATATGATTGATTATGATGAACCTATAACAGATCAACCGATTAAAGTGCAAAAAGCCTTTAGAAATATTTATAAAAAATACGCATATAAAGACCCTTTTCGGTCTAAACCGAAAAATGGGTGGTCAGAAGGAAAATTAACAATAGATGAACTTCGTCACATGGATTTGGATAATACATCTTCTGGAGCAACTGCCTATAAACGAATATCTACAGTTTTAAACCCTAATAAGTTTGATCCCAAAGCGAATATGACTACAGATGAAATTCGTAGAGGAATAAGAGAAGATTATAATAGTGGCGAAACTATGATGTCTGAACTTTTAAATTCCGAAGGAGTTACAGGCATTAAATATTTAGATCAAGAATCAAGACAATCCCCATACAAAATTGAATTATTTACCGAAAAGGGTGCTTACGATACAGAGCGAATTGGTGCTAGATCAAAACTAGACGCTGAAAAATTGGCTTCGGATTATGAAAAAAGGGGATTTAAAACAAAGATCACAAAAGAAGGTACAAATAACTATGTAGTTTTTGACGAGGATTTAATCGAAATTTTAGCAAAATATGGAATAGTTGGTGGTGTCGGAATTGGTGCAATGAAGTCGGCACAAGACAACAACCAGCAACCACAAGGACTGTTATACTAATGCACAAAAATATGTATTTAAAAAAAATAAAAATTACGAAATCAACTGCAAAAACAAAACCTAAAAAGCGTAAAAAATATGGGAAAAAGAAATGATTGCTTGGTTGAAAAGAATTCTTGGAATAGCTCCCTCCTCCAAAAAAAAGCCTATTCCAAGAACCAAAAAAAAGCGAAGAAAGTAAAAAATGGACAATTTTGATTTTAAGGCTCTTGTTCAGAATGAAATTCAAGCGGCTGTAAATTACCACGATTCGAGTTTTAGTTCTGATCGGTCTGAAATTTTGGGTTATTATCTTGGTGATAAGTTTGGAAATGAGCAAGAGAATAGAAGTCAAGTTGTTTTAACTGAGGTGTCAGATACGATTGAGTTTATTATGCCTCAGTTACTTAAAATTTTTGCATCTTCAAATGATTTTGCTCGTTTTGTTGGTCGTGAAAAAGAAGATATAAAAAGTGCGGAGCAAGCAACACAATTAGTTAATTTTGTTATTAATTCACAAAATAACGGTTTTTCTATTTTACATAATTGGTTTAAAGATGCTCTTTTATTTAAACTTGGAGCTTTAAAATTTTTCTGGGAAGAGACTGAAACAACGGTCAATGAGGAGTATAATAATTTATCTGAAGATGAATTAGTTTTATTGCTTGAGGATAAAAATATAGAAATTGTTTCTCAGGAGAGTGTTGAGCAAGGTTTTATTGATGAAAATGCTGCTGTTCCTGTTTCAGAATTTTTTAATGTTGAGGTGAAAAGAAAAACAAAGGGTGGCAAGGTTAAAATTGAGAATGTGCCTCCTGAAGAACTAATATTTTCGCCTCGTTCAAAATCGCTTGAGGATTGTGATTTTATAGCCCACAGAACCACTATGAGGGCAGGGGATTTAATTGAGCGTGGTTTTGATCCAAAAGTGGTTCAAAGGTATGCTGGTGGTGAAAATAGTGACCATGATGGCGAAATTCAAAAACGCTTTCAAGAGATTGATGCTGGTGAGGAGGGTGATAGTAAAGATCCTTCAATGAAGGAGGTTATTGTTAACGAGTGTTATATTCGTTGTGATTTTGATGGAGATGATATTCCAGAATTAAGAAGGGTTGTAGTTTTTGGTGATTCTGGTGAAATTGTTAGTAATGAGCCTTTTGACCACATACCATTTTCAATTTTAAGTCCTATTTTAATGCCACATAGAATGGTTGGTCGTAGTGTTGCTGAAATGGTTATGGACATTCAGCTTATAAAATCCTCAATTTTAAGAAGTCAACTTGATAATTTATATTTGACCAATAATTCAAGGGTTGCTGTTGTTGAGGGTCAAGTTAATTTAGATGATTTATTAAACTCGCGACCTGCTGGCATTGTAAGAATGCGTCAGCAAGGGGCGGTCCAGCCTTTGCAAGTTCCGCAATTGGGATCTCAAGGTTTTGCTATGTTGGAATATATGGACCAAGTGAGGGATCAAAGAACGGGTTTTTCAAAGCAAAGTTTAGGTCTTGATCCAAAAGCGTTACAATCTACTACAGCAGCCGCAGTAACGTCGACGATTCAGGGCTCGCAATTAAAGGTTGAGATGATAGCTAGGGTTTTTGCTGAAACTGGCTGTAAAAATTTAGCTTTTGGTGTTTTACATTTGCTACAAAAGCATCAAGACAAAAGTGTAACTGTTAGAATTAATAATGAATATGTTAATATTGATCCTAGAGCTTTTGACAATAAATTTGACATAGAAGTTGACGTTGGCCTTGGCAATGGAGTTGAGTCTGACAAACTTAATATGCTTATTCAAATTGCTGGAAAGCAAGAGCAGATTTTGCAAACTTTAGGTCCAAGTAATCCTGTTGTTAGTACAAGTCAGTATGTCAATACTTTGAAAAAAATTGCAAATATGGCTGGGTTTAAGGACACAGATCAATTTTTTACAAGTGGAGAGACTGTTGATGAAAGTATGAAAGCTGCTGCCAATGAAGAGCCAGAAGAGAGCGTAGAGATGCAAAAATTAAAAGCTGATATGCTTTTAAAACGTGAGCGTATGCAAGCGGAATTGGCTCTTGAAAGAGAAAAATTACAGATGGAAATGCAAATGAGAAAAGCTGAGTTCGAGGCAGAACTAAGTTTAAGACAACAAAAAATGTCTTTGGGTGGTGATATTTCCACAAATTTACCGAGAGTTTAATATGGATTTAATAAAGGATAGAGAGCGTGGCGCACGAGCGCAAGCGGTTTTAAATGAGCCTATTGTTTTAGAGGCTTTTAACACAATTCGTAATCTTTATTTTGATGCTTGGAGAAATAGTAACGCTGCGGAACAACGTGAGCATTTGTATTGTTTATTTACTGCTATTGATGAATTTCAAGGTCATTTAGAGAATGTTTTAAAAACGGGCCAAATGGCTGAAAAAGAATTATTTAACAACAAAAGGAGTTGAATATGTCTAGTATTCCTGAAGATGGAACTGGAAATCTTTCGCAATCAGACGCGATAAATTTGCTTGTTGATAATAACTCTGCTGAAGAGGTGGTAAGTGAAGATCAAGAAGAATCCCAAAAAACAGAACCAGAAGTTGATACCGTTGAAGAAGACCAAGTTGAAACTGAAGTAGTTCAAGAAGAAGAAGAGGAAGTAGAAGAACCTCTTTTTACAGTAAAGGTTGATGGAGAAGAATACGACGTTAACACTGCTGAATTGATAAAATCTTATCAATTAGAAAAAACAGCTCAAAAGCGCCTACAAGATGTTTCCGAGCAACGAAAGCAAGTTGCTGGTGAAAAAGCGGCAATTGAGCAAGAGCGCCAAAATTACGCTCACGCTTTACAACAATTACAATCTCAGTTGGCTACTGAACCTGAAAAAACTCAGGAAGAATGGAATAGTCTCTATGAAAAAGAGCCTATGGAATACATGCGTCAACGAGAACTTTTGCGAGATAAACAGGAAAAACTGCAAGCTATCAAAAATGAGCAAGCGGCTTTACAACAACAAAATCTCGTGACTCAGCAAGCAAAACTTTTAGAGTTAGTTCCAGAATGGAAAAATTCTGAAGTTGCAACGCGAGAAAAAACTGATTTAATTGCGTATTTAAAAAATCAAGGTTTTTCTGACCAAGATGTAGCAAATGCTACAGATGCGCGAATTATAAGTTTGGCTCGCAAGGCTAGTTTATATGACCAGCTTCAATCTAAAAAAGGTGTTGTGAAAAAGAAAGTTGGAACAGCGCCAAAAATGGTAAAATCTGGTCAACCAAAAGGTAAAGTAGATGTTGCAGAGCAAAGAAAAAGGGAAGCTTTTTCTAAACTTAGCAAATCTGGCAGTCGTGATGCTGCCATTGAATATTTATTAACAAAATGATGAAAGGAGTAGTTTATGGCTACTTATACAACCACCAGCGCGATTGGTGAAAGGGAGGATTTATCTGATGTTATTTATCGGATTGATCCTTCAGAAACTCCTCTTATTTCTAATATGAAAAAGGAAACAACTTCAGGAGTTACAACCGAGTGGCAAGTTCAAGAACTTGCAGCAGCCTCAGATACAAACCATGTGAACGAGGGTGCGGATTATAGTTATGTAAATCCTACAGCAACAACCCGATTATCTAATGTACACCAAATAAGCGTTAATGCTGCTTCTGTAAGTAACACGCTTGATTCTGTGGACAAAGCTGGAAGGGAAAAAGAAACAGCTTATGTTAAGGTAATAAAAGGACTTGAGCAGCGAAGAGACATAGAAAAAGCCTTGTATAAAAATGAGGCTAAATCTGCGTCTGATCCGCGAAAAGCTGCAAAACTTGTAACTTGGATTACTCGTTGTAATAAGCCTTCTGACATGGGCCATGCCTCGGGAGATGGCACGGATACCGCTGATCTCACGGGAAGTGCGGCTGCTCTCACGCTGGCAAAAATTGATGGTGCTATGCAGGAAGCCTTTGAGACAGGTGGAAATCCTAGCATGATGGTAATGAGTCCGACAAACAAAGGTAATTTTTCAGGATTAAGTTCTGGATCAGTTGCGACGAACCAAGTCAATATGACTGCTCCTGCTGATATTACAATCGTAGGCAGTGCTAGTGTATACTTGTCAGATTTTGGCTCGCTTAGTGTTACTGTAGACAGAGTATGCCCTAATTCTGAAATTTATCTGGTAGACACAGACCATATTTGCTTGGGTACGTTGGCTGGTAGATCCTTTTCAGTGAGTGATGTTGCGGCTACTGGTGACGCGACAAAGTTTGCTATAGTTTCTGAGTGGACTTTAATTGTTAAAGCACCAAAAGCGCATGGCGCTGTTTTGGGTCTCAACGGTTCTTAAAAAATAAAAAAGGGGTGGCTTTGGCTGCCCCTTTAGGAACAAAAAATGGTTAAAAAAGTTGTTAATGTAAATAATATAACTGGTTCTGTGACCACAATGGAAAACTGTGTTGAAGGTGGTTTTTTAATTGAAACAAAAACAAATGTTGATCCAGTTATTAATGTAGCAACAAAAGAAAGAAATGAATACCGACCAAATTCTTTAATAGGCAATACTCAAAAACATCATCAAAAAATTGGAGAAATACCTATGGATATTTTCCAGCAATTGGTTAATAAATTTGGTGAGCCAGCTCAAAATCCTAATGAATGGAAGAAGTGGTTAAGAGAAAATCCTTCTTTTAGAACAACGAGTGGAAATTTGTAATGGCTCTTGATACTTTTGCAAATTTAAAAACAGCTATAGCTAATTTTCTGGCTCGTGACGATCTAACAACTCAAATACCAGATTTTATCTCATTAGCTGAGGCTCGTATGTCGCGAGAGTTAGACACTAGATCACAAGAAAAAAGGGCTACAGCTTCTACGGTAGTTGGTGAAGAGTTTGTAAGTTTACCAACTGATTTACGAGAAGTTAGGTTAGTTAAATTGAATTCATCACCTGTTAATGTGTTAGAGTTTATGACACCAAATTCTTTTTATTCAACTTATTCTAATACTGGAACTGGTACACCAAGGGCTTATTCAATAATTGGTGCAGAGTTAGCTTTAAGGCCAATTCCAGATTCAGTAACTACACTTGAAATTATGTATGGAGAAAGCATTGTCGCTCTTTCTGATTCTGCAACGTCAAACACTGTTTTGAGTCGACACCCCGACGCTTATTTATATGGCTCTCTTGTTTCAGCTTATACTTATTTATTAGATGAGGGTAGGGCCGCGACTTATGATGCAATGTTCACCAGAATTATTTCTGAAATTATTAAAGATACTGACACCGCACGCTTTGGAGGCGGTTCTTTAAGTATGAAGCAAAATTAAAAAGCGGAGAGTCAAAATGAGTTTAACAAATAGTTTTGAAACACATGTTTTACAGTATCTTTTTTCTACTGCAAGTTTAACAAGACCGACGAGCTGGTATTTAGCTTTATACACTTCAGCTCCCACCGATTCATCTACAGGAACAGAGCTTTCTGGCAATGGGTATGCAAGACAAAGCATTTCGTGGACTATTTCGGGAAACACTGCCACTAACTCAGGTGCAATTGAATTCCCGACAAATACGGGCAGCAATTGGGGTACTGTGACCTCCTGTGCTGTGACCGACGCAAGTTCTTCTGGAAATATTATTGCCTACGCAAATTTATCAGCTTCAAAAACAGTTAATGTGGGTGATGTTTTGCGAATTCCCGCTGGTGATTTAGATGTAACCTTGGATTAATAATGTCAGTTAGAGAAACTGGTTATGGTCAAGGTAATTTTGGTGTTTATTATTATGGTATTGGTGGTTCGTATGTAGATGCTGCCTCAACTGTTGCAATCTCAACAAATGTTTCTTGTGGTTCAACTAGAATACAGCAACCTAGTTTAACAAGTGCTTTAACAACGAGTGTTAGTTGCGTTAGTGTAAGAATTGCTGATGGTTCTAGTGTTAGTTCTATTAGTACAAGTGTAACGTCTGCTGGAGTAAGAATACAACAACCTACTTCAACGCACAGTTTAAATTTAAGTGTTGCTTGTTCCTCTTCAAAAATACAGAGTGGTAGTTCAACTCTTTCTGTTTCTTTTTCAAATTCTGCAAATGGACAAAGAATTTTTCTTGGGGCTTCAAATCCTCAGTTAAGTTTTTCAAATAGTTCAAGTGCAACACTTGTAATTCAACCAAGTGCAACAAGTACTTTTTCTTGTGTTAATAGTGTTTTATTAAATCATGTTTTTCCAATTAGCGTTAACGAAATTGCGGCTACTTTTACCGTTTCAATTTCACCAATTTTTCTTTGGGTTGATACTCCAACAGAAACTACAAGTTGGTCTGATATTTCAGATGCTAGTTCAACTTGGTCTGATATTACAATTGCTAGTACAAGTTATTCAAATATTTCAACAACGTCTACAAGTTGGTCTAATGCTTCAGAAGCATCAACAACTTGGGTTTAAGGATTCTTTATGTCTGACACGATAACAACATCTTTCAGTTTAACGAAGCCTGAAGTTGGTGGCTCTGATGATTCTTGGGGAGGTAAGTTAAATACAAATTTTGATATGATTGATGATTTGTTCGACGGTACAACTGCAATTTCTCCAAATTTGTCAGCTTTAAAAATTGGAGGAACAACAATTACTGCGTCTGCCGCTGAACTGAATTATGTTGATGGTGTAACTAGCAATATTCAGACGCAACTTAATACTAAAGCGACAAGTGATGATAGTACAGCACTAGCGATTGCACTAGGTTAGGAGAGAAAAGTATGGCTAACACCTTCAAACTTATAACGAAAGCTGGTGTAACTTCTGCTGATGTTATATACACTGTTGCTGGTTCAACTACTACTGTTTTGCTAAGTATAATGCTTGGAAATACAACAGGTTCACAAGTAACCTCTACACTTACTTTAACTTCAGATACTTCAGGAAGATCAGGTGCAAATGATGAGGCGAACCAAGCGGTAGAGTTAATTACAAACGCTCCAATTCCTTCTGGAAGTTCTTTAGAGTTATTAAGTGGAAATAAAGTTGTGATGGAGACAACAGACACTCTAACTTTGGCTGCGTCGGGCGCGGTTGATATTGCTTTAAGTGTGATGGAGATTACTTAATGCCCTATATTGGAAATTCTTCTAAAAGTTTAGTGTCTGCAACCGACATTTCGATAAATGATGATTTAAGCGTTGGAGATGACGCAAGTATTGCTGGTTTGCTTCAAGTTTCAAGTTCCGCAACAACGGGCGATATAAATGTTGGAGCTGGTGTTGGTTCTTATGCTACTATACAAATGACTCCTTCAGGGACATCTACTGGAAATAAAATAAATTTTGGTGACAGTAGTGATAATGATTATTCGTCAATAACCAGTTTCGGAAGTGGGGCAGGGGAAAGTGGTCGTGTTCGGTTTATATCAGGGACAAAAGAAAGTTTAAATCTTTATAGTACTGGATATGCTTATTTTTCAGCAGATGTGGCTGGTAATTATGGCGCTAAATTTTTTAATGATGGTGATAATAGTAATCGTTCAGGAATTTTAATTCAATGTGGTGCTGATACTGGTAGTGGCACTAACTATGCTGTTGGTATTAATGATGGAGATGGTAATGGTGTTGGTTACATTACGTTTTCGGGCGGTACTACAACTTATGGAGCTTTTACCGCACACCATGAAATATCTCTTCCCGATTCTGATAAAACGTCTGGGTTTTCGTATGGAACTTTAGTTGAAATAGATAAAATTTATTATACACAAAAAGATTCAACAGAAACAGAGCGTGGCATACGTTATCTTGTGAAAAAAACACAATCAGCTTATTCAAAAAAAGTTTTAGGAGCTTATTGTGGGGATATGTTGGCGGTTGCAGAAACAGAAGGAACTTACGCTAACAATTTACACCAATGCGCTGTCTTGGGTGATGGTCATATTCTTTGTAACAATTCGGGCGGTAACATTTCAGTCGGAGATGGTATTTGTACTTCTAGTGTAGAAGGAATTGGTCAAAAAGCAGACCAGTTGACTATGATAATGGGGATAGCACAGAAAGATATCACTTTTAATGGTAGTGAAACAGTACTCGTTCCAGTCCAATTTGGTTTGCAACAGTTTACTCCTTGGGAATAGAAAAAAATGTATGTCGGAACTGAACCAGCTTTAACAGTAACAGTTGAAGAACAAATCATTACAAGTTCTTCAGGTGGAACTGTAAAATTAATTCGTGATGATGCAACTGTTGAAACTGATAATAGTTTGGGAAGAATTCAATGGGTTGCAGAAAATGAAAGTTCTGGCAGTGATGCGCTACTAACTGCTGCTGAAATTGAGGCTGTTGCAGAAGGTGATTTTTCAGCTTCAAGTAATGCAACGAAAATGGATTTTAAAACGGGATCGTCTGCTGTTGCTTCTACCAAAATGAGTTTGTCGTCTGGTGGGGGGTTAACATTGACGGGTGGTGCTTCAAAGTTAAAAGTTGAGTCAAGTAGTAATCGGACCTCTATGATAGAACTTATGGGGACTGGAACTCAATCGACTACTTGGGCTATGCGAATTGGAATCCCTGCTGACGATAGCAAGGATAGTATGATAGGCGGTGTTGTGGGAGGCATGGCTGGACTACACTTTTCTTATTATTATTTATTGCCACAGATCCAACAAACGACAAATAATGGTGATTTAAGGCTTGGTGGCAGTGGTTATCGTTTTCACACTGTCTATGCTTCAAATGCGTTAGACACTTCTGACGAAAGAGTAAAAGAAGAAATTGAAAACCTAGACGTTGGTTTGGATTTTATAAATGCTTTAACACCTAAAAAATTTAAATATGCAGATAAAGATGCTGAAGGAAAATACAAAGATGGAAAATTAGATCAACCAAACGGCATTAAAAAATGGGGATTAATCGCCCAAGAGGTGAAAGCTGTTTTAGATTCCAATTCCATCAGTGAGGATATTGGGCTTTGGTCGACTGATAAAGGCGAGTGCAATGGTGTTGTTTTAGAAGATCAGCAACAGTTACAATACAAAGAACTTATAGCCCCTTTAATTAATTCAATAAAAGAATTAACAATTAAATACAATGCGCTAGAAGATAAAGTTAAAGCATTGGAGGGTGGTTAAATGATACCTTTTGGGGAATGGTTGCCAGATCAAAGCGATTTAAATAATGTTGGTGCAACCGTTGCAAAAAATGTTATTCCAGCCGAAAAAGGTTATAGACCTTTTCAAAATCTTGCTAGTTTATCAACAGCAACAGACACAAGAATAAGGGGTTTTATACCAACCAAAGCGACTGATGGCACAATTAATCTTTTTTGTGGGCATGGTACAAAACTTTTAAAATATAACAATGGAACAACTGCTTTAGATAATGTGAGTAAAGCAGGAAATTATACAGTTGGAGATGATAAGCAGTGGAAGTTTGTGCAATTTGGTAATGATGTTATAGCGGCTGGTTCAACCTCAACAATTCTCCAAAAATATACTTTAGGAAGTTCGTCTCTTTTTTCTGATATTTCTGGATCACCAAGCACAAATTATTTAACTGTAGTAAAAGATTTTGTTGTTTGTGCAAATGTAAAATATTCTTCTACTGATTACCCATACCGAGTTCGCTGGTCACAAATCAATGATGCAAGTAGTTGGACCATTGGAACAAATCAAGCGGATATACAGGATTTGGTTGATTCAGGTCATATTACTGGATTGTGTGGAGGGGAGTCTGGTGTAGTCCTTTGCGAGCGCGGAATTTACAGAATGGTTTATGTCGGAACTCCTTTAATTTTTACATTTCAAAAAATTACAGAACATGGTTGTACGTTCCCAAATTCAGTAGCTTCACTTGGACCAAATCAAGTTTTTTATTTAAGTCAAGACGGTTTTTTTATGTTCAATGGAAGTGTCAGTATTCCTATTGGTGCTGATAAAGTAGACGTTTTTTTTAATGATGATTTAAATGCAAATTTCACTGATAGAATTAGTTGCTCGATTGATCCTGTAAATCAAATTGTCGCGTGGAGTTATGCCTCAACTGAGTCAACGGGTGATCCTGATAAAATTATAATGTATAATTATGCTAGTAATCGTTGGTCAATTGCTGAATTAGAACATGAATTTATTGGACAAATTACTAGCCCAAGTCGAACATTAGAAAGTTTAGACGATATTAATTCAAGCATTGACGCTCATACCCTTACTTTTGACAGTCCAGCATACGCTGGTGGAAAGTTTTTATTTGCGGCCTCAAAAGATAAAAAAATTCAGACATTCAGTGGTGCAAATTTAGCCGCTACGCTTGAAACAACTGAGTTTGAACCAAAAAGTTTACATAGAAGTTTAATTAAAACAGTAAGCCCAATTGTAACAAAAGGAGCTGGAGAACCGACCATTACTGTACAGGTTGGTTCTCGTTCAAAGCAAACTGACTCTGTGACGTTTACTTCTTCAAGTTCTTTAACTTCAGATAATTTTTGTAATGTGCGGTCCAATGGTCGTTATCACAGGATTCGCGTTAATGCTGAGGGAAATTGGAGGTTTGCTTTAGGTGTTGATGTTGATGCAGTTGGAATCGGTAAAAGATGAGCATTGGTTATAATAAAGTTCCAATTTCGTCAGCAACTCCAGAGGAATTGGCAACAGCAGTAAATTTATTAATTGATGGGAAAATGAATGCTTATGGTTCTTTTACATTAGCAACGTCTACAACAACAACAACTGTTTCTGATTTAAGGTCAGGACCAGATAGTATTATTTTATTTACTCCAATGACTTCTAATGCAGCATCAGCATTAACAACAACTTATATTTCTGCGAGGGCGAAACAATCGTTTACCATAGCACACGCAAACAATTCTCAGAGCGACAGGACATTCAGTTACATAGTTATAGCATAATGGCAGTACCGCGCACTCAGTTAAGAAGTTTGTGGCCTTTTGTTGCTAAATTATTAAAGAAATCAGTTGATTTAAGTAGTCATAAAATTTCTATGCCTGATATTTTAGAAGGCGCAAAAAATGGAGTGTATAGTATTTGGGTTGTTACCGAAAATAATGAGAAAATTGTAGCGGCAATTGCAACAAGAATTGTTGTGTACCCAAGAGCAAACGCTTTTGCAATTGAATTTGTAGGTGGTTCTAAAATGAGTAAGTGGATTGATGTTGTTTTAGATACTCTTCAAAAGGTGGCTATTCATAATAATTGCAGTTTTGTTGAGGGTTATGGTCGAACTGCTTGGCTACGATATTTAGAAAAAAGAGGTTTTAAATCGGCTTTTTGTACGTTTGAAAAGGAACTTAAAGATGGGTAAAGGTAGACAAACAGTAACTCAAATTACAGAATATCCTGATTTTATTAAAGATCAGATGAAAGAAACATTTGAGTTAGCTCAAAATATTAACCCAGATATTTATGAAGGGCAGAGAATAGCAGATTTTTCTCCTACCACTTTAGAAGCTCAAAATTTAATGGTGGATTATGGTAGAGGAAGGCCAGTTTATGACGCTGGGTTTAGTGATTTAACAGGAGTGAGAAATCTTGTTGGTGTACCAACTAATACAACAGCTTTACAAGCTGCATTAGGTTCAACGATTAACACAGATGAGCTAAATAGATTAGTAGGTGAATCTACTGATCTTTCTGGATTAAGAAATGTTGCAAATAAAACAACAGACCAAAGTAATTTAAACGCTTTATTAAATTCGGAAAATGTTGCAAGGGGTTTATTGACTCAAATGGCTACAGCACCGTCAACAAACCCATATTTAGAAAACCAATTAGCTAATGCGGTTCAAGACGCTGTAAATCAAACAACGAGCCAATATGCGCTTGGAGGTAGGTTAGGCTCAGGAGAATTTGCAGGAGCTTTAGGTTCTGGCATTACTGAAGCTGCTTTGCCATTATTGTCCGAAAATTTGCAGAGGCAACAAGCTCAACAACTAGCGGCAGCTCAAGCGCTTGGTTCTGTTGCAGGACAAGATTTAGCAAGAAATGTTGACGTAGCACGTTATGGAATTGGAGCAACTCAAACTGATACTGCAAGAGAGCTTGCGGCTCAACAAGCAATTGCAGACGCTTCACAACAGGATTTTATTGCTCAAAGTGCGCTGGCTCAAAATTTAGCTGATGCAAGGGCGCAAGATCTTTCAAGGCAGGGAGCTTTAGCAACTAGCCTAGCTGGGTTTTCTCAAGCTGATTTAGCAAGGGATTTAGATGCGGCAAGCACAATTGCTCAAATAACAGGGCAAGACGCACAACGTAATTTACAGACTCAATTAGCTCAAGAGGCGGCAAATTATCAACGAATGGGCTTGTTAGGAGATGTTGGGGCGCAACAAACTGGACAAGCACAAGCATTGTTAAATGCCCAAAGAGATTTATTAGCAGAGCAAAATTTAGGCGAGCAAACAGTTTTTAATAATATGCTCGCTGCTTCTGGTCTTGCGCCTAACTTTGCAAGTACGACTCAAACCAAAACAGGTGGTTTGGGTAATTTAAATAATGCTTTGGGAGGTGCTTCAGCAGGATTTGCGCTTGCCAGTGGTTTAGGAGGGGCTGGCGGTGTTTTACCTTGGTTACAGCCTTATATGGGCGCTCTTGGGGGCGGTTTACTGGGTTTAATTTCAGACATGAGATTAAAAACAAATATAAGAAAAATAGATTATGATATAAATGGTTTGGGTATTTATGTCTGGGATTGGAATAAAAAAGGTACTGATGTCGGAGCTAACTTTTATCCAACAAGCGGTTATCTTGCTCAAGAAGTAAAACAAAAATTTCCAAATGCAATAATGGTTTGTGATGATGGGTATTTACGCATTGATATAACTTCAATTCCAAAAATAAAGGTTTAATTAAAATGGCTGGTTTGTTAGATAAAATTAATACTTTTGGTCAATCGTTAAGTCCTGCTGCTCGTTATGGACTCCTAGGGTTTGGTGGATCTTTGCTCGGAGGTGGAACTCTTCCTCAAGCATTGCGAACTGGTTTTGGTGTGCATGATACCTTTGATGCCTATGATAAAGACAAAAAAACCAAACTAGCGTTGGGGCAATTTTTAGAAAATCAACCTCCTGCAATACAAAATTTAGCCAAAATTAACCCAAAGGTTGTTTCTCAAGCAATTCTTTCGTCACGTTTTGGTATGACTGGTGGTGCGCGAGAAGATTCAAAAATTAGAAATATAATTAATAAAATGCAAAACAATCAACCTTTATCGGCTGATGAACGAATTATGTATAGCATGTGGTATTCTGAACAAAACAAGCCAAGACCAGTGACCGTAGTAGAAGACGGTATTGAAACATTAAAATATATGCCACCTAACATGGGCATGTTTCCAAAACCCGAAGATTATGTTGAACCAAAACCAATTGAAAAAAAGAAATATGATTTTAGTGAAGGTGTTAAAAAAGATGCGACTTTTGCCAAGGCACAAATTGACGCTCAAAAGGTTTTGTATGATTTAGAAAAAAGTGGTTATAGGCCAGCCGATAGAGTTAACAAATTTTTTGCTGAAAAAATAGATAGCGGCTTACTTAACAAGTTTGCTTTTACACCTGAAGACCGTCGATATATTAATGCTAGACAAAGGTTTATTGAGGCTTCAGTCCGAAAAGTAAGTGGTGCAACAATTAACGAGTCAGAATATACAAATAAAGCTAAAACATATTTTCCGAGTTTTGGTGATGATGACCAAACAATTTTAGATAAAGCTAAAGCGCGAAATAGTGAAATACAAAGTTTTTATGGCGGATCAAAACCGTTTTTTGATTTAATTTATGGTGATGAACAAGTTAATGAAATTCTGAACCTAAATTGGGAAGATTTATATAAAAAATCTTCTGTAGAAGTGCCAACAGAATTTATAAATGACTTAACACAATTTCCCTTGTGGCAACAGTGGGTAAAAGAAGGTGCTGTTGATCCTGCTGGGAAAAAATATAGTGATTATACCAAAGACGATTTTCAGAAATTTTATGAAACTACCGAAGGACAAAAAATCGCAGAAATTTTAATGGGTCAGTAAAATGGAAAATAAACCAACAATTGAGGAACTTTTAATTCAATCGCAAAATAAAAAAACCGCAAATGCTGCGGATTTATTAGAGGATATAACTAAAAAAGAAAGAGTGCGAACTACTCTTCAAGGTGTAACTCTAGGTTCTGCTGACGAAATAGAAGCAGCATTGCGAACTCTTGGTGGCGACGATTATGGAAAAAGTTTAAGTGAAATACGGGATAATTTAAGACAGTATAAAGATGTTTTCCCAAAAAGTTCAACCGCTTTTGAAGTTGGGGGAGCTATGATCCCAGCATTATTTTCAAGAGGAAAAACTCTTCCACAAACTTTAAAAAAAGCTAGTCTTTTAGGAGCTGCTGAGGGTGGAGCTTATGGTTTTGCAACTGGTGAAGGTGGTTTTAAAGAAAGAGTTTTGCAAAGTGTACCGAGTGCTATGGCTGGCATGGTTTTAAACCCATTAAGCCAGAAAATTATTGGGGCTGGTTCTAATATGGCTCTTAGATATTTTGATAGGTTGCGTCGTAAATTTGGGCATAAAACAGCCAAGGCTGTTGAAGATGAAGTTAATAGACTGGTTTCAAGTGCTATAAATAAAAGAACTGGGAATAAATATACGATAGACGAGGCTATTGAAGAAGTAGCACAAGGAAAAGTTTTAGCAGACCTTACACCAGTCGACACAAGGGCTGTTCGAGCTGAAAGTAGTGAGGGTGGAGCTGTTATTGATGATGCTTTAGTAAAACGTAGGGATTTATTAAGGGGTGATGCAAGCTCACAAATTCAAGAAGATTTAACAGGAACAGTCGGAAATGTTCAAAAAGCTGTTTTAAGAAATAGAGATAAATTGTTAAGTGAAGAAAGTTCAGCTTATAATGCTATTTGGAAAAAAACAAAAGGCCAGCCAATTTCTAAAGAGTTACAAGAAAACATTATTGAAATTTTAACTTTAGAAAAAAGTTTACGAGATGAACTTGCAAAAGATATTTCTACAGCTAGATTACCAAAACTTTTTTCAGTTGATAAAAATAATGCAATAACACTTTTGAGAGAACCAGACTTAAAAACAGCAGAAATTATAAGAAGAGGTCTTAATGATCTCGCTGACGCGGCTGGGAAAAATAGAAAGAAATCTTATTTAGATTTAGAGAATGAAATAAGAGAAAATATCGACAATTTTTCTCCAGACCTCAAAACTGTGCGAAGAAATTGGGCCGAAATAATGGCGGCTAAAGATGCGTATGATAATGGAAAGTTAGTGTTTACCCGAAAAACAGTTGATGATGTAGAAATTGAATTTGAAAAACTTGTGGCAGAGGGAACAGCAGCCCAAGTAGCGGCTTACCGACAAGGTGTTGGATCAACGCTACGAGCTAAATCAACAACTGGAAGTGGAAAGTCTTTAATGACTTCTTTAGATGACATTACTAGAAAAGAGCGCAAAATTTTAGAAATTGTGTACCCAGAAGATAAATTTGAAGATGCTGTAAAAAAGATTAATTTAGCTGCTACAGCTCAACAAACAAAAAATGTGGTTGTTGGCGGATCTCCAACAGCGATAACTGAGGCAAGAAGAGATTTGTTAGGTTCTGCTGGCGATTTAGCTGATATTGTGTCTGCATTGCGGAGTGGTGGAACTTCTATTGGTCCAGTTGTTAGAATTGTAAAAAGGTTCTTAGGTCGGTCTGGTAATTTACTTACGAACAAACAAAAAGAGGAAGTTGCTCGCCTTCTCGTAGCTGAAAATCCAGATGTTTTAATAAATAGATTACAAGACCGTTCTGGACTTGCATCTTTGCAAGGCAAAATTGCACAGTTAGCGAATATTGTAAAACGAGCTGGTGGAACCGGCGCTACAGTAGGTGTTTTGAGTAACACTGAAACACTTAAAAATTCTTTGTTAAATTAGGAGCTATCATGGCAAAAGATCAAATCTCAGAATATGATTCTACAGCCGCAAATAATACGGTTGTGGGTGATGTTAACATTGCTGAAGGTTGCCCACCAAGCGGAATTAATAATGCTCTTAGAGAAATTATGAGTCATTTAAAGGATATGGATTCTGGAACAAGTGCTGTAACTTCTCCTCAAATTACGAGTATAAATTTAGGTCATGCGTCTGATACTACAATTGCAAGAAGTAGTGCTGGTGTTGTAACAATTGAAGGTGTAGAGGTTGTTACAACAACAGCCTCACAAACTTTAACAAATAAAACTTTTGGCTCACTGACCGTTGACAATATTACAATTGATGGAACTGAAATTGATTTGTCGTCGGGTGATTTAACTTTAGATGTTGCTGGTGATATAATTCTTGATGCTGGTGGTGATGAGATCATTTTTAAAGATGGCAGCACAAATGTTGGTCATGTGAGCATGGATAGTGATAATTTTACGTTAAAAAGTTTGGTGAGTGATAAAGATTTTATTATTCAAGGAAACGACGGTGGCAGTGGAATTACTGCTTTAACTTTGGATATGAGCAACGCTGGGGCGGCAACTTTTAATAATAATATAACAGCTTATTCAGACGCTAGGTTAAAAAGTAACATTTTTACAATTCCTAATGCTCTTCAAAAAGTCAAAACAATGCGTGGTGTTCATTTTTTTAGAGAAGATACTCAGAGAGAAGGTACAGGAGTTATTGCTCAGGAAATGCAGAATGTTGCTCCTGAGATTGTACTAGAAGCGCAAGACAAAATTAAAACACTTTCAGTCGATTACGGTAATTTAACTGGTTATTTAATTGAGGCCATTAAAGAATTATCTCTCAGAGTTTCGCAATTAGAAAGACAATAAAATGCCTCTTCAAAGTAGTGGTGCAATATCCCTCAATGAAATTCACATTGAAGCAGGGGGTAGCACAGGTACAACTGCAACGATCAATGATGCCGATATTCGTGGTCTCATAGATAAAACCTCAGAAGCAACTATGGCATTTAATGAATGGTATGGCGCTTCTGCTGTTACTCCAAGAGGCATGTTTTGGGGTGGTTATATTAGTGCGAGTGATGCAAATGTTGATACAACTGATTATATTTCAATAGCCTCCACTGGAAACGCTACTGATTTTGGCAATTTAAGTACTGGTAGAGCAAATGTTGCGAGAGGCAATTGTGGAAGTTCAACAAGAGGTTTAACAGCAAGTGGTAATGGCAAAGGCGGTGCTGCAACAAATACTTTGCGGGGTGGCTATGAAGATGAAGTAATAGAATATTTTAATTTTGCTTCAACTGGGAATGCTACTGATTTTGGCAATTTAGATGATGATTATATAGATACCGCAGCCTGTTCAAGTTCAGTAAGAGGTATTTTTTCAGGCGGTAATACTGGTAGTGCGTATGTAAATATTGTTCAATACGTCGAAATAGCTTCAACGGGCAACACAACAGATTTTGGCGATTTATTAGCAATTGTTGGTCAACATAGTGGGGGTGGTGGAACAACCAGAGGAATTTTTGCTAGTGGAAGTTCGGGGGATCACAACACGATTCAATACATAACAATAGCCTCGACGGGAAATGCAATTGATTTCGGTGATCTCAGGGCAGGATCGAGAAGGGGAGCTGCTGGAAGTTCTAATACTCGGTTTGTTATAGCAGCGCTTGACGCAAGTTTTGATGACGGTGATGGAGTTGGATATAAAGCTGAAGCAGAATATATTACAATAGCGAGTACAGGTAACGCTACTGATTTTGGCAATCTTGTAAGTGGGGAGCATGATGCCAGAGCTGGAACAAGTAACAGTATTAGAATGGTGATTGCTGGTGGAGCTTCTGGAATAACAAATGAAATCGAATATTTAACGATTGCGTCGACGGGTGATGGAATCGATTTTGGTGATTTAACTGTTGCGAGAGCAACTTTAGGATCGGGTTCGAGTGAGCATGGTGGTTTATAATGAAAGAATTGACATTAAATGAAATTGACAATTTATCGTTAGAAAATAGTAAGCCTCAATATAAATTAATGATGTCAAATATAAAGGAAAAACTTCCTGTAATTAAAGAGGCTTCAACAAATTTTTATAAGTCACATTCTCAATTTATGAATGTCTCGCTTGACGTTACAGCTTTAACACCATTGCGATCAATAAAGCATACATTAGCTGAAATTGATAAAACAAGAACTGCATTGAGACATAATTATATACAACGTCGTAAGAGTGAAATTAAATTACAGAAAAAACAAAAACAATTAAAAGTTTGTAACAATGAAGATAAGAAAAGTTTATTGGAAATTGAAATTTTTGAAATACAAACTGGGTTATGCGAAGGTCAGAATTTTCTTGAGGGTGCAATTCGCAAGCTAAATTTCTTTGTGAATCAATATGAAAATTTATTAGAGCATCTTGGTATAACAGAAATTACCGAAGAAATGTTTGAACAAGAAGAAGCTAAATATCACGTTATGACAGCTATGAAACAAGCTCTTTGCAGCGCCCGAACCAAGGGTGGTGTAATCGACGAAGGTAATCATATTTATCTTTTTGACTTAGGGATTAATGGAGCAGACGCTCAAGTTGAATTGTTTAATTACTTAAAACTTGAGAATGAAATGATAGCCAAAGGTCTTAAACCCTCACACGAAATGACTCTTAATTGGTTGGAGTCTTGTGCTAAAAAGTTTTCAACCAAAACCAAAACTTTTGTTGAACAAAAGGGTTTTAAATTATTAGACAAGCAATCATTAACAAAATATTTTCTTGAGGCTGCTGAATAAAATGTCACATAAATTAGTAAAATACAGACTGACAAGCGCAGGAACAATCCCAACTTGGTTAAAATTTAAAGTAAAAGAAACAACGCATGGTATGTTTCCGGTATTTGATTCAGATACTCCTAGTCCTCAAGATTGGATAATGATTGGAATAACAAATGAAAATGGAGATATTTCAAATGCAATTGAGGAAATAACAACTAAAGAAAATTTAACAAGTTATTTAACCCATATTAAAGACACTATCAATTGCACCCAAACGTGGGAGAATACAACACCAGCAGAAGCCGCAGAAAAAATCTGGAATAATCTGGTAACTTTAAATCAATAGGTAAACAAAAATGGTTGATCCAGTTACGTTGCTGACAGCAGCAACCACAGGTTATTCGTTACTAAAACGTGGGTTTGAAACGGGTCGTGAAATTAGTCAAATGAGTTCTGAAATGAACTCAGTGCTTGATTATATTAAAGGTGTTGAAACAGCTAAAAAATCAAATAAAAAAAATGATCCTCTAAATGATTATTTGGAGTGGGATCGTGCTAAGAAAATGAAACAAGATCTTGAAACACTTATTAAATTTCATAAAGGCACAAAAGGTCTTGCAAAGTATAAAGAATTTGTGCGCCATGCTGAAACAGCTCAAAGACAGGGCCGCTACAAAGAAATACAAAAACGAAATCAAATCCAAAAAATATTTTCAGTTATTATTGGTTTAAGTGTTTTTGTGGGTGGAGCAATCGGATTAATTTATTTTGCACAAAAATTTTCGGAATAGTGGAAACAAAATATATATTAGCATTATGTTTTGTATTTTTAATTTTAAGTTATTTTAACGCAATTTTAACAGAACCATATTGGTTAATGATAAAATGAACGAAATGATACCAGACAAAAAAGCCTATCAATCAAATCGCAGAATTATGTGCTATATTGCGTTGGCACTTATGGCTTTAACAACTGTAGCAACGATTATAGACCCTGTACGCATGGCTCACGCTGACGGGGCTATAATGACTCAATATATCGCTTTAAGCGGTCTAGTTGGGGCTTATTTTGGGTTTAGTAGAACGTCTGGATCTAATTCAAAAACAAAAAATGAATTAGAAATGGAAAAATAACATGTTAACAATTTTAGGATCGGCTCTAGGTTTTGCGACATCAATAGTTCCAGAGGTTTTAGGTTATTTTAAACAACAACAAAAAGACAAACAAGAATTGGCTTTAATTGAGGCCAAAGCAAAATACGCAACTCAATTATCAGAGCTAAAAATCAATGAGTTAGAGGCAAAAGCTGATATTTCTGAAATTGAAGGAATTTATTCAGAAATGAAAGCCGCAAATTCGGAATCCAGTTTCGCGGCTGCTTTATCTGGGAGTGTAAGACCAATTGTAACCTATCTTTTTGTGGCCTTGTTTTTGGCTGTTAAGGGTGGTGCTTTATACTCTCAAATGGATTCAGGTTTTTCTTGGAATGAGGCAATGAAAACAATTTGGGATCAAGAAACAGCCGCTTTATTTGCTGGTGTAATTAGTTTCTGGTTCGGTCATAGAGCAATGCAAAAAATAAGGACAAGATAAAAATGGCAAGTATAAATTTTAGAAAAAGTTTACTTTTAATGTTAAAATCTGAAGGTGGTTTTCAAAAAGATAAAAGAGATACTGGAAATTCAGGTGATGGTCATGGAAATCAAGGCTCAACAAATTTTGGTGTTACAGCAAAAGTTTGGGCTGCATACACAAAAAAACCAGCGCCAATTGAAGTTATGCAAGGCTTATCGCATGATTTAGTAGCCCCTCTTTATAAAACAGAATATTGGGATAAATGTAAATGCAGCAGTATAACGCTTTCTGGAGTTGATTTTTACGTTTTTGACATTGCTGTTAATTCTGGTGTTTCAAGAGCTTCAAAAATGTTGCAAAAAATAATTTCAGTAAAAGAAGATGGAATAATTGGAATTAAAACACTTGAAAAACTTAATTCACAAGATGCTAAAGAAATTATTCACAAATTATATGCAGCAAGAGAGGCTTTTTACAAAAAAGCTAAAGGATTTCAACACTATGGTAAAGGTTGGTTAAAAAGAAATTCTGATTGTAAAAAACACGCTCTTGAAATGTTAAATTAACCTTTTTTATATTTTTTCAAAGCACATTTCCCACAGTGAAATTGTCCAAGCAAAACCAAATCAGCTTTGTTGTTACAAAAAGCGCACCAAAATCTTTGAGTGTTACTTGATTTATAAGTTTCTTTTCTTTTTTGGATAATTTTATTAATTCTTGCTTTTTGCTTCTCGCTGCGTCGGGGTATTGGTTTTAATTCAATCATAATATTGCTCTTTCCTCAATTTTTAGTTTATTTTTTTTTGCTAAATTTATTGCCAGTTTCATACCGTAAGAAACTCCATAATCAGTGTAAACTGCAAGTAAATCAGCGACTTTAAGCCATTGGAAGCTAGCCATAATTCCTTGGAAACGCTCTTTTTCATCAAGATCATTTAATACTTGAGTATAAAATAAATGAAAAGCAAGTGGACTTTCATTTCTGTTTAAACTATCTAATAGGGCTTTTTGAGCGTAAAGAGTGTTTCGCTCAACATTAAATCGATAAGGGCTTTCAATAATAACTTTCATTGTAAATTGATAATGTTAGATCCACGAATTACAATTTTTGTTGAGCGACCAGACCGTGAATTATTTTCTTCTTGAACCTCTAAAACTTTTGTTTTGATCCAACCTTTAATAATTGTAATAATTTTTGCTTTATCGAATTTATCTTCAACATTAAGTTCCAGCTCTTCAGCAATAATTTTCCCAACCCAATTGTCAGCGCTGTGATGCAATCGCGGTTTACAATCGTCTATTTTAAATTGTAATTTTCGAGCTTGTTGTAATGTTACGTCTGAAAATGCGTCTGGAAATTTCCAGCATTTTACAACACCAACTTCATCTGTGTTGTCTAGGGCTACAGACACTCTTTCATACCAATTTGCTTGCAACAAAGAAGCTGACAAATTATTTTTTGCATCTTCCATTTTGAAGTGATGGAGATTTGTTTCCAAACCAGCTTTATCTGCTTCATCTCGTGACATTAAATTTAAAAGTCTAGCAGACCTGACAGCCGCAATTAGTGCGCTTCCACCCCTCACAGAATCAACGTCTGCCATATTCCCATTTAATTTTCTCGTGTGATGTACAATTTCAATTGACATTTTGGCTTTTTCTGCCAAGTGACTTAAACGCTTTGCAACTTCTTTAAAAATTTCGTTTGTTTCTAAAGAACTTGTCATATTCGCAAGCGGATCAAAAACAAGTACATCTATACAATTTTCAATACAAAAATCTTCAATTTTTAAAAAAGCATCTTCTTGTATTAAACCCTCCAATCCTGCGGCTAACATTAAGTTTTGCTCTCGCCCAGACGCAACAAAAAGTTGGTTGATTAATTCCTCTTGTTTAATGTTAAAATATTCACAAATAGCAATGACTCGACGCTCGATTTCGTCAAGTGGATCTTCTGCATTATAAAAAATTGTTTTGTATTTTTTTTGAGGCTGTATGCCCAATAAATTGCGACCAGTCGCCATTGCAATACATTCAGTTAGGATTACAGTAGATTTTCCTAACCCCCCCTGAGAGGCGGTTAAACTTACATATTTACGGATATAATGATTTCCATAAATAAAATCTCTCGGAGCAATATTAATTGCACTTTTTACTTTCCAACTTTTAAACAGTTGAGTTGGAGAATAAATTTCTGTTTTATAAATAAGTTCATTTAATTTAACCTTATTTCCACCATTCGCAAGCCAGTCGCTAATATCTTCTTTTTCATTGACGGGTAGATGTAAAATTTTTATTGCTTTGACAATTTTTGATAGATGAGTCGCAACAATTTCAACGTGCTTTTCCCCAGCTTTGTCATTGTCAGGAATTAAAATTACATTTCTATCAATAAAATATTTATTAAGTTCTTTGTTCCAATTCCCAGCCCCTCCAGAGTTACAAGTCGCAATTAAACCAAGTTGTGTTAATGCATCACAATCTTTCTCACCTTCACAAATAAAAATTGGTTTATCTGCATTATTTACAATTTGTGGTAAATTGTAGGGTAGGGGTGTAATACCAGCTAAATTGAAAACATAACCATTATTAGTTTTACGTCTTGGCCTAAAAGTTTTTGGTTCAAAACGCACCACTTGATATATTTCTTCTCCTTTTTCATTTTTGTAACTATATTCTTTTACAATTTTTGGAGTTATTTGATTAATTCCTAAATCGTTTAAAAATGTAACAGGATCTTTCCCCTCGCGCTTAATTAAATCAACAAGACCACCTCCATGCCCTATTTCGTGATCAAAAAACGTACCTTTGCTTAAATCAATACTTAAAGAGCCAAAACTGCCATAGCGTAATTCTTTTGGTTTACTCAATTTTTTGTTTGGCTCACCAAGTAAACTTTTTACAATTTGCAAAGAGTGTTGTTCAATCACTAAATAGGTCCTTCGGTCGTTGCAGAGGTGGTTCTATATAATCGCCCTGAGTTCTGACAATTTTCATACAATTTGGAACACTGCTAGAATTGTAATTAACATAAAAAGCATTACAATTTGCTTCAGCATTTGGCCCTTGAAATTCAAAGAAAATAAGGGCCACATAAACTGTAATTTCCTTCATTAAAATTGTATATCAGGATCAGAAGATTTTTTTGGAGGCTCAATGTCTTCAGGCTTGTCTCTCCAATCAACAATTGTAAATAAAGGAATTCTTGTTGTACCCTTGCCAATAGTTTCCGCTTTCGAGCCATTGGTTGAAATAGCTACAACTTTACCTTTATTTTTTTCCCATTGGCTATGAATTTCGCTCCAAAGAGCTGTCATGCCCTTTAAATTTCCAACCCCGTTTGCTTGCCATTCTCTCCAGCCAAAGTCTTTGACATATAACATAACACTAAAGCCTCGTTTATGTTCAGGGGTAGGTCGCTCAGATTTTACACCTAAAGTTTTATCAAATTGCCAATCTGGTGACTGTCCTTCTGAAATATGCCCCCACCCAGTTTTCATTGAGTCAGGATCTAAAAGAAAACCTTTTAAATCGGTTTCGTCAGAATCAATAAACCAACCATTTACACTCGGTTTAAAAGCGATATATTCAGCTTTCACAGTGTCCATTAAACCTAAGTCCATTACTTTTTCTCCTTTTTTTCTAACCAGCCCATTTTTTGAGCCATTTCAATCATTAGTTTTTCGGGGAGAACATAAAGACGGTTTTTTCTATCAGCTCGCACAACCAACATGTCAGCATCATCTTGCTCAAACCAAATGTAAAGTGATTTAAAGCCATTGCCAGATTTGCGTCGCTTACACTCAATTTTTAAGCCTTCTAGTCTTACATCACCTTCAAATTCTTCCCCAACTTTTTTAAAAGCACCTGAGCCAAAAACTCGTTTGCAATTTGCACCCAAGTTGGTCCAAACGTCTTGCACTTCCTTCTCTAATACATACCCCCTCTGTTTATTGCCCCTCAAATGACACCTGCCTTCTTTTCGTCGTTATTTATATTTAATACATGTCTTTTATTTAATGCCTCAATAATAAGAACTTCTGCCATTTTAGAGATAGAAACACGCTCTTTTTTTGCATAAAGTTTTAATTGTAAACGTATGTTTTTATTTAAATAAATTTGTTGTTGTTCTATTTCCAAAATGTTTCTCCTAAAAATAATTGTAAAAAACATGTATTAAACACTTGTAATACACTTTTTTTTATATTAAAAGGAAACTGTGATATACCTTTACTACCCCCGAAAGGGGTTAAAATAAAACGCAAAGGGAGAAACTAAGGAGACATTATGAAAAATGATATACAAATACCCTACGTTTATAATGATGGTGGCCGTTCTAATTATTTTAAAGGTTCGTTTGTAGGTGATTGCGTACCAAGAGCAATTACGATTGCTACGGGGCTTAATTACAAATTTGTTTATGACGAATTAAATCGTTTAACAAAGGAATATGCTGAAAAAAAGGGTCAGCGTACCAAAGTTTCAAGAGCAATTAATAATAAACGTCATAACCGATCAGTTCGTAACGGTACTTATGATAAGGTATCAAAACCGTTTTTGGCTTCGCTTGGGTGGGAATGGCAACCGACCATGTTTATTGGTTCGGGTTGCACAGTTCACGTTAAAGCTGATGAGTTGCCAACCGATAAAGGCAATTTAATTTTAAAACTTAGTCGCCATTTGGCTGCGGTTATAGACGGAGAACTACACGACACTTACGATTGCTCCCGAAATGGAACAAGGGGTGTGTACGGTTATTTTTGGAAGCCTATTGGAAGCAAGGGGGCTTAAATAATGGAGCAATATTATTTTCGCCATGACCACAATCTTGAAAGCCCAGTTGCAAAAGTTTACGAGCTTAATGGGAAATTAGTTTCAAAGGAAACTTGTTACAAGTGTATGCACAGTGGAGTAGCTGGTTGGCTTCCTCTCAAAAGTATTGACAAAAAATTAGATGCTTTAAACTGCAAGCAATTACACGCAAGATGGGGGGTATGAGAATGGCTAAATATTACAAAATAAAATTAACTGAGGCTCAATACTTACATGTGTTAAAGGCAATGAATGAATATGAAGGCATTATCGCAAGTAATC